TAATCTTTTTCATCTTCTAATATCTCTAATAGTTGCAATCCATTATCGTATGGACTCAAATTGTTATACTTTGTTAGGCACTCTGAAATTGTAATATTTTCCCATATGTCTGTTGTTCCATCTGGATAAGTTATCTGATATTTACGTTTAGTTCTATCCCAAAATCTAGGTCGAACATCAGTAATCATTTCAGTTTTCATATCGTATCTATCTCTTCCCATGATCGAATAAAGAAATTGTTGCCACACGCATCAATCTCTGATTGAGGATACCCCTCGGAAACTAACCATTGAGTCATACTAAAATTATCTTCCAATAGATAATAATCTTCATGCACAGGCTTAGGAAATCCATATTTCCATCCACTGGGCGGGTCAATCATTAGTGTCATTCGTTTAATCCAAAACAAGGTAAAATATTCATGTTACAATACATACCATAATCTTCAAGACCTACTATCAGCATTAGCATAATGACAGGTAATCCTAATATCATAAAGACAAGTACAAGAAATACCCATCCTAAACCTTTTGTAGTACAATATTGATGTTCTTCACTCATTCAATTCTCCTAAAAATCTGAACATATTCCATTTTTTTCCCAATCACCATATCGTGTCGGTTCTGGTCCTTCTGGGCCGCCATATTCTTTTTCTTTAATTAGGTTGCTCCATTTTTTGAGTTTTTCGCGTTTTGCGTTGGATGCAGTCATAATATCCTCGAAAGGTAAATCAAAATGTTCCTTCATCAGTCCCAACATACAATGGACATCTCCCATCTCTGATATTAAATCTGATTTCTTTTCAGCATCAATACCGAATCGTAAGATCTTCATGCAAACTTTGGTGAGTTCTGCACATTCTTCTGATGTTACAACCAGACATTCCGATTCTATTTGATTCGCCATTGATATATCCTTATATTATAGAATTAGTATACCATAAAAGGGGCAATGAGTCAATAGATTTTTAATCTATATCACACACCCAATGACCTTTATCATATTCGACCCGCAAATTACCTCCATGTCCAAATGGACTTTCAACTTTCCCAATAGGTTTGCCAAAATCGTCTACAGTAACTTCTACTAGGGGGCATGGAATTTGAATAGGCTCAGTAAGAGAACCGTTAAAATATACATTAACTTTAGTCATGGGATTTCCTTATAAATAGGTGAAAAGAGGGTATGTAATGAAAGCGAAAATTTATTCTAAAAACGATTGTGGATGGTGTGTCAAGGCAAAAAACTTAATGCAAAGTCACAATTTAGAAGTAGTAGAGTATAATATAGAATGGAAACCAGAATGGAAACAATTTCTAAAAGAAGATTGCGAAAAACTGGGGTTCGTACCAAAAACTGTTCCCCAGATCTGGATAGAAAAAAGATACATAGGTGGATATGAAGAACTATATGCGTTTATTTATCCAGACGAAAAAGTCTAATCTACCCCCTTGAGGCCAGTGACTCTTTGTATATTAAATACATTTTTGTGTAAAATAAAACGGTGTTGGGATAGTTGACGGGAGATGGACAGGTCGGAAACATTTCCGCGAATAACTTTATGTCATTTTCAGTCAGTCTCATTTTCTTATGTCCATATTTGTTGGAGCATATTGTTCGCCGTTATAGGCAGGATACGAACCATCTTCAACCCCTGCGTTACAACCAACCACAACCACTGCTAAGAATAGACACGACCACAATGTGCCGCGCTTCATCCATATCATAAATCCATTAAATGCATCTTCTGCCTGTTGTTGTGCTTCTTGTCGTACTACTTCTTCACTTTGTTTCATTATATTTGCCTTTAACTTGCGTTTGATATCCGTTTGATATTGTCACTAATTTTTTCGTTAAACTGATCGTCTGTCTGGTGAGCGTATAAACCCTCACTTAATGCTCGACTGAAACTGGCACTAACATTGTCCTGTTGTCCTAGTCGGTCACATGCTTGCATTGTATTATATCCACCGGATAGTCCGACCACCTTTTCTACTTTAGGATGATTGGTAAAGTTTTTATATAGGTTTGGGGTTTCGGGTAGTGTCAGTTTGAATATACACTTGCCAGTATATTTTTCGAGACTTTCTTTCAAAGCTAACTCTAACAACGCTTCAGATTTCATTTTAAGAGCCGAGTTAATAGGAACTTCTGGTTCGATGATAGGCATGAGTCCTGCGTCACTAATTTTTTCTGCAAGTGCAAATTGTTGAGTCAATATCATTGCAATATTATCTGGATCCTTGATGATAGATCGCATTTTAGTTCCATAACATCCATGCTCATGGGCATATGTAATCATATCGTCAACTCTGAAATATTTCAGATATCCATTATCTTCGCAACCACTGTCAATTTTTAAGATTGCTTTGATACCTTTAGATTTTAAATGATGCGATAATCCACGCTCAACGCTATCTTTATAAAGAATTGAGGCCCAGATATATGTGCTGGTAAATTTTGGACTATTAATCATACGCAATCGCATATCATTAACCAATTTCATTTTGTTATCTTCTGTATACTCTTGTTCGTATCTTTCAAGTACACCACCTGTGCTTCCGCCGCTGTGATCCATTGCTGCGATAAATTTATTCATTTTTTCACCTCCGGCATTTGAAATAGTGCTGTGACATTATGGTTTGCGAGTGTCCTTGCAAATATACACCAACCAAACCATCCTTTATCTTCTGTTAGGGACTGAATAATACCTATTTCAGTAAATTCTCTGAAACTTGTACCTGTTGTCCATACATCGTCCACAATGAGAACTGGGTCCGCACAATTGCCTGATACATACTTTTGCAGGGCATTTTGCAATTTAATTCCACCTCTAGGAATACCAATAACTTCAGAAAATTGTCTCGTTTCTATTTCCATAATCATTTTTGCAAAACAATCCCATTCTGCATCTGATATAGCATCACACTCAATTTTCCATGTCAAGTCCAATCCAGCATGTGATTTGAAATTGGACTGCTGAAATAAATCAATCATATTACTTTGCCTTTTTAGCCCTTGGGCCTCTCGATCTTTTGAATTTATATACAATGTCATCGGGGTCTGTTATAGCTCCCGTTTCAATCTTTGTAACAGTGCCGCCGTTTTTAAGAAATTCTGCGATTGCATCGGCGTTTTCCTGTTGTTCACTTATTTCATCATATCCAGATTGATTGTTAGTAATACTCATTCGAATTCTCTTTCTCTTTTATGTGGGTTTTTAGTTTGATCATTTCTTCTATTAGTCTGTGATATTGCCAGAGTGTACCTTTATCTCCGGTCAATACAAATTGTCTATCTGCAATTTCTATATTCCGCTGCAAATTAGATAGAATATTTGCATATCTATTTCTATAGTGAAATTGCTTATTTTGTGAGTTGTGTCCATGTCCCATATTATCGCGCCGTGTCTAGTATATACCGATTCAAATTATCTATTCGTTGCTCGTGTTCAGTTTCGTGACGAAGGGCCCAACCCCCAACCCAAAATAAGATTACTAATGTGGTTAATAATAGTGGGTTTTTCATCGAAAAACTTTCTAGTTGTGTTACCATTTTTCCTTGTCAGCCCAATATGCAGCACTCATTTTACCTTTGGCGATATTCTTACCGTGGCGCGCTTTGAATGATTTGCGTTTTGCCTTCATTTTGTCTGACTCGCCACTTTTTGGATCTCCAGCAGTGGACGCACCCTGTTCACCAAATCTAATGGTTTTAATCTTGTCACCCTGTTTTGCAACCACAATATGTGATTTCTTTGGGTGACTCGGTGTACGTTTCGCTTTATTAAATCCTTCTACCCCTGCTCGTTTTAGTCGGGAGTCTTTTTCTTCTGTAAATTCAGTAAATGTTTTCATTTTTTTACCAGTGTTGTGCGTTAGGATATTTTACGATAGCACGAATTGCTGCTACGGCCTTCTTAGCGACAGGATCGCCTCTGTCATATAATACAACTTCCGTACCATTCACAAAATCTGATACATTTACGCCTTTACCTATCAGAGTCATTGTCCTATGCAGAAATTCATTATCATCGTATGCGTACTCAAAACCTTCTTTACCGCGAACCTCAATCCATTTACTGCCAGGCAATGGACGTATTCTCAATATACCCATTCTACCTTGTCTTATGTAAGTCAACGCATAAGACTCTTTCTTTTTGCGTTGATTTTTAGTCAATTCTGTTATGAATGTCATAAAAGTTTTCATTTGAAGTTATCCTGTACGGCTGATAAGATTTTGTCTTTGTTGTTAGTGTTATTATTAACTGCGTAGGACAATGCAAAATTCATTGCATCTCCTATTATCTTACCACGAAATCCTAGTTGTGTCAAGTCTTTTCCGTTGATAGGAAGATCTTTTATTGAGGTAACTTTCAACTTTTTCAATCGTGATGTGAGAGTAGTTTTTCCTGTCGCTTGTAAGTATTTATCAATCATAGATTTGTCATATTTCTGAGAGAATTTAACCATTTCAAGTTTATCGGTGTTCAATTTTGCAGAGTTGTCATTCCAATCAACTATTGCTTGAGCATCCTTTGCCTCAGAGTTAGACAGTCTAACGGTAGATTTGGACATTTTTTCTGCGTCACTTCCATAGTCGGATAACAACATGCCCATGAATACAGGAAACGCGCTCTTATCAAGTTTGTCCATAGCCTCCATATTTACATTTGACAACTTAGCATTTGGAAATATATTTTTCATAAGTCCAGACGCAAACAAGATTTTAACTCCATGACTCGGAGACTTTGACTTAGTAAAAAGTTTCTTAAACTCCTCTTTAAATCTATCTGGCGATATGGTTTTAACAGTACTGGCCTGTGCCTTCATCTGCTTGTAAGTCTCTTTCTCGATCTTAAACTCAAATCGTGCTGCAAATTGTACCGCTCGCAACATACGCAATGGATCGTCCTCAAACGATGTCGGACTAATCATGCGGATTTGTTTGTTCTTGATGTCCTTTATACCCTTGCCATCAGTGTCTACTATTTCACCTGTATCCACATCCTTGGCGAGTTGATTGATCCAGAAGTCTCTACGCAGCTGATCCTGTTGCAGTGTGATACCTTTACCTAGTTGCACCTCAAAGTCTTTATGACCTGCACCAGTACTCTTAGAATCAATGCGTGGGACTGATATATCAATATCCTCGTCCTCGGTTGATCCTGTAGGGACGAATTTAAGTATACCAAACGACTTTCCGACCATGTTGACTTTGCCAAATGGTTTCAAGACTTTTGCGAGATCGTCTAATTCTACACCAACCACCAGTAGGTCCAAGTCTTTTGAGATTTTACCCAACAATTCGTCACGCACTACACCGCCAACTTGATACATTTTGCCACCGGAACGCTTGATAGCCTTCCGTACCTGTATGGACAGAAGGTCGTCGACCATGCTCTCATTTAAGTGTGATAAAAAACTTCTCATTGATTCTTTCCATGTTTTACTAACATTAACACATTGTTATCTTATTGTCAAGGTTTTTATTTAATCATGCCCGAATTCTTTTTGATGTATTTTGTCAAATGAGCACTAGTGTCATGCCATTCAACATCCAATATTTTTTCCCATTTATCCCAGATTACATTTTTTTCTTTCTCTGCATCACTGTCAAACAGCATATACGGAAAGTATTCGTGATTAACGTGCATTTTTTTTATCTTGAAATTATTGACAAGAATTTCATCGTAACTGGTCTTTACAAATTTCTTTTCCACGTTTCTGGTCAATGCTGTTTTGATTTTCTTTGCATTTTTCATATAAGATTTATTGACTGTATCAATATAACCCTTGATAATATTGGATAGGACTTTACCGGCTTCTTTACCAATACCATAATTGTCTTGAATGATATCAGGAAGTTCTTTCCAATCCGCAGCAATGTAGTCGCCGGACAGGTTTCCATATTCTTTGATTACTTTAGTTACATATTTTTCTATGTCTTTGGGCAAACTACCCAAGTCATTCAAAGTCAAATCTGAACTTTCTTGGGGGTCGGTAGCATAAGTACCGGCAGATAATAAATCTGCTAACATTATCCACCGGCGGCCTGTCTTATCTACACCAGAACCTACATCTCTTTCAAAAGATCCTAATAAATCCGCTTCCAATTCAAAGACATATCCACCGCCAGAGACAACGCCTTTCATTAACCACGAATCGCTCATTGATAGAAATGCAGACAAACCTTGTTTTTTGTTTTGTCCTTTAATCATTCTATCAATATTATGATTACCAGTTACATGAAACGCTCGCACTCTAATAGGGTCAGGGGCGACTCTTTTAAAGTTTGCATTTCCCAATGGCATAGGAAAATATTCTACACGATCCGTCCCCCGCAAATTGAAAATCTCTGTAGACAAACTTTGTTGGCCATATGCTTCTTCTAAGTATTGATAAAAGCTTTTCATTTTCCTATTCCGTTATATTTAATAGATAGACCAGAAGGAAATTGACCAAGTTTCTTTTTACCAGCGTTCCCGCTTTTATTTGAACGTATGGACATATTCATTGTAATACTATCATCTCCTGATTGCAAGATAATAAACCAATTTTGTTTAGATTTGGAGGATAAGGTAGCTTTCACAAATTTAACTTGGGGTAAGAATACGCCAACTTCATCTCTATCAGTTACTTCTTCAACAGTTTTTCCAATTGCTTTAATAACAATTGTAGGAACAGATGGAGCATCTCTTAAAATTTCTTCTCTAATATATTTTAGTGTTAGATCCTTATCCTTGTTAAATATCTCAACAACACCCTTTCTCATAATCTCAAGCATTGTATCGTAATCATTTTCGTAAGAACGATTCTTTGCTTTATCATAATCTCTTAGAATTTTCTCTGTTGTTCTTCTATCTTTGTGTCTACCACTTATACCACCATCAAAACTATCAAGGGGAGGCATACCACTATGCTTAGAATATACTTTAGCATATACAGTACTTCTTAATTGGTCTAATAGTTTGGTTTGTCCCATTGCTCTGAACACTGTTCTAACGTATGTGTTGAGTTGTGGTTCTTGTGATTTTTTATCACCAGCTTTCAAACTAACACCCAAAAATTGCATGTCAGATTTACCAATGAATTTTATAAAAATATCGCCTGGGTGTTTGGGTGGCACACCAGCTGGTTTAGAACTTGATCTGTACCCCCAATAAACACTATCTATAGGTTTTGATTTGTTTGTATCATAAAGATATTGAGTAATTGCAATTGCATTATTCATCTTATCAACATACTTAGATGAAGTGTCTGCTTTGTTTATTGTTTCTTGTGCAACTACTTTATCTGTTGAATGTATACACTTCATTGTATTAACGTCAGTTGACATTAAAAATTCTATAAAATCGGATGCATTGGATGGCTTAAAATTACTCTCAAATGCGATACATGGAAATAATTCGGTGATACTTGAGTTGAGCGTTGTTTCGCCCATACCACCATTCATAGGTTTAACATTAACTCTGAATTTTTTATTATCAATAATACCGTCAATTGGATCAACACTAGAGCTACCATTTGTACTTAAATTTGCATCAACACCGGATTGACGCATCCTTCTAAGAATTTCATCTCTATCAGCGTCCCTATCCGTAGAACGAACTGTGTACACGGTTCTTACTGAAGAACTTAACTTTGTGTTTATTTCATAAGTAAAACCATCAAAAAAATCTGTAGGAAGTGCTTCTTCTTCTGATAGAAATTGTATAAAACTAGGTAGCATTCTCATATCTTTCTTATTACCAGTGTTGTACATCTGGATATTTTACAATAGCACGAATTGCTCTCACGGCCTTTTTTGCGACAGGGTCGCCTCTGTCATATAATACAACTTCTTCGCCGTTTACAAACTCAGATACATTCACACCCTTACCTATAAGAGTCATAGTCCTGTGTAGGTAATCGTCTTCATCATAATTATTTTCAAACCCTATCTTACCACGAACTTCAACCCACTTGCTGCCTGGCAGTGGTCGAATTCTCAGAATCCCCAGCTTACCTTGCCTGATATATGTCAGAGCATAGGACTCTTTCTTTTTTCGTTGATTTTTAGTGAGTTCTGTTATGAACTGATGAAAGGTCTTCATATTACACTCCGCAATTTTATACTATTTATAAGAATTAACTTCGCAGTTTGTTTTTCAGATCAACCGAACTGAATGATGTTTTCGACTTTACGGTTTTCTGTCCTCTGGCATAGTTTTTCATGGGGTTTGGTGTATCCCCCAAGTATTCGGCCCGATATGCCTTAATTTTCTTTCTGATTGTATTTGTTTTTGTAGTCAATTTTTCTATGAACATTTTGTGTTCTGCCATGACACGCCCATCTTCAATTGGATCAATCTTCATAGTAATTCCCCAATGTTCTTTTTTCTCTGATCGCAGATTGCAAATCTAGAATTTGTTCATTTTCTATTAATCTAATAATAGTTTCATTTATACCTATTTCATGTTGTATCATACCTAGTTTTGATATACATCTGTTAAGTTCATTAGTATAAAATTCTAGTTCTTTTCTTTTGCGGTCTCGCTGAGTATAAATGTCTGAAATGTCAATGATTAATTTATTTTCACTCATTATTCTGTCTTGTCTTTCTTTTGTTTAAAAAGAGTTTCCTTCATGTACTTGTTAAAATCGTCATCGAGGTATACCGCCTTTGATTTTTCAAACTCTCTGTCAAGAATTTCTATTTGTAACAATTCAACCAGACTCATTGCAATGTCTCGTTTTCTCTCAGAACAGGTGTGTAGATATAGTTCTAGTTCATCTTGAGAAGTAAGTTTCCAAATTTCACTTAATATTCCATGATATTTTTTTGGTATGTTATCTAATTGAATTGTCATTATTAAATCCTCTTCACTCTTATTTATCCAATCTCAACTGAGGCCGCTTTAAAGGTTCTATCTTTCTTCTATAATCATAAAAGATATGATCATCTACTCTTGCAACACGTTCCATAGTTTTACTCCAACTAGGAGATACATAGGAGGCATGGTAATGAGTTGCCCCGCCTGTCACATCTCCATATGTATAGAATATCTGAATAGAAACACTTGCTACTGTCTGTGCGTCTTTCCATAGTGCCATATTCTTCGGTGTATCATCCTTACCGTCACAATACCAAGAAAATTGACACTTATTTCTTCGTACCTCGCCGTTCTTATCTTTTCGTGAGTCTGTAATTACTCCACAAATTGTATCTGGATATCTGTCTAGTTTTACTCTATTGAGTGTCACATGTGCAACAGCCATTTGTCCCATTACAGATTGATTCAAACTCTCAAAGTAGATATTCCTTGAAAGACATTGCAATTCATTTCTTTTCCAATCGCTAGCAGTTGCATTCCCTGCTGACAACCCCAGTATAATAATAGAAGCTCTAAGTATCTTTCTTGTGTAGTGTGTAACTTTTGTGTGTCCTGTCAAAGTTTTCTTCCCATATTAAAGTATCACCAAAATCCCAACCCATTTGGTTCAGGAGTTCTACCGGAATTGGTAGAAATAGTTCACCGT